AAATAAAGTATTACCCAAAGTCATTAAAAACGGCTGCAATATACAATATAAAATTTTAGGAGAAAAATGTGGTGAAATATGTGTGTGTTCATTAGCTTCGCCATACACAATAAGATTCGGTCGCGTTAAACCTGGTTCTTGTTTGGAAATTGGGTATAAAAAATATAAATATTCAGAGGAGGCTTGGATTGGTCCTTTTGGAAAAACATTTATAGACGTTTATACAAAATGGTAATTTTTATATTTTTAGAATTGTAAATTCATCGCAAATATTTATTAACAAAATCACACTTAATATAATTATATAAAATATTTGTATTACATAATATTATATGAAATTTTTATTTCATACAATATTTGCGTTATTTTATGGCACGTTATTTGCATATAATACAGATATTTCAAACGCGGTTGTTTGGTTAAGTGGTGCGGCGTATTGCGGAAAGGATAGCTATAAGTCAATGAAGTTATCCGGGCCAATAACTGGCTTCATTGTTGACAGTGTTTTATACGACCCAAAAACTGATTTGCAAGGTTATGTTGGAATATTAAAATCAACAAGGACCATTTACGTCGCATTTCGCGGATCGTCATCAAAATTAAATTGGAAGGCAGATTTTGAGGTTACGAAAATAAATTACGATACATATCCAGAATGCGATTGCAAGGTGCATCATGGTTTTTATGACGCTACAAAAAATTTAAAGGATCTGGTTATTAATTCTATAAAAATCCTAAAAGAACAAACTGGTTTTTCAAACGTGATAGTTACCGGACACTCATTAGGAGCTGCTGTTGCACAATTGATGGGAATGGAACTATCTGCTGTAAATATTAAAAATCAAATATATAACTTTGGACAGCCTCGCGTAGGAGACAAAAAATATGCAAGTTTTGTGAACTCTGTATCAGAAGAACTAGTGCGTTTTACACACTATAAAGATATTGTTCCTCATGTACCTCCGATGGAAATGGGTTACCTACATTCATGTAGAGAAGTTTTTGAAGATGATATCGGAAAAATAAACGAATGTAGTTCGTTGGTGTGCGAAGACTCCAAATGCGCTGATCAATATAAGCTTTCCAAAACAGATATAGCCGATCACATGATTTACCTTGGTCATTATTTGGATTGTGGCAATAGCACTTATTCACTGTAGGCATCTAGTAAAAATTTAAATGCGGTTAATAACAATAGAATAGCCGTTATAAATTTTGTAATTTTATTTGAAACAAATTGTTTCAACCAAGCGCCTATAAATACGGAGAAAACTAGACAGACCAAAAGTATATTTCCAGCATAAAAATCTATTTGACCTCTTTTATAAAATTCCCAAACTCCGAGTGCTACCACTGGAAGTAGTTGTGAGTATAGTGTTGTTCCAATTATTGTTGAATAATCGCTCATTGTCTTACTTAGAGTTAATCCAATTAAAATGGCACCAGCATGTCCTAAACCTGTTAACCCATTTATAATACCAGATAATATTCCAATAATAATAAAAATAATTGTTTTGTTCATCTTATTTTATGATTATAAAATAAAATGCTAGAGTGGCGCATTGTCATCTTTTTTATATTTTATTAAACCCATCATCTTTTTTGACGAAAAGAAGTGTGATGTAAACCCCATAGTAACACCAACAATTCCACCGCATATTACCTGCAACAAAGTGTGATTCTTATATTTTACGCGTTGATAACAAGTGTTTAATGCTAACGCAAGATAGATTGTGGTTATAATTGGATTTCCCAATGCAAAACAAATAAACCCCACAGAATAAAAGGCACTTTGCGCATGCCCCGAGGGCATTCCATATGCATCAAATCCAATTCGTTTCCCTTGAGAAATAGAAGCATTAAATATGTGCAAGTCTTCTGATGGACGCGGGTGTTGTATAAGGCTCTTTAATACGATATTTAACCCGCTATTTAAAACATATCCAATTGTATAATATACGAGCAATATTGTTTTATTTTTAAGTAACAATATTGTTGAAATTAACAAAATAAACGGACCTAAATAACCAGTGTAATCAAACATTTTTGTAATATAATACAATGATTCCATTGAGATATATATTAATTGTATATAATATAATTGTATATAATTGTATATAATTTTATTATTAATTACTCGCAATTAGTATTGGTATAAATTTTCACTTATAAGTGTAACGCACCAATCGCAACCATTTAAATTAACAACATTTCCTCTATCATCAAGCAATTTAACTCGCAATCTACTTATGTTAACAGGTCCAAAATAAATGCGTTTATTATCTTGCATTGAACCACCAAATTCAGTGTTTACATCTCCCATTCTCATGCTGCCCAATTTAATTGGTAATATAGCAAACGTGTCTGAAACAACTGGAGCTTTTAATTTATAGTTATACGTTCTTTCATTATTTTTGAGAATCTCATTGATCGTGTAAATTTGAGATTGAGTCAATATCCTTGGCGCGCTAGGCAAAACCTGCGGAGTTGGTGCATAAGTAGCATCCAACTTGTCTATTATCAGAGTTCCGGCGGCGGGATCATTTTCTAAAGCCTCACTGTTATATACTACGCTTGTTCCAAAAGGATTTGCGGGTATGCATGTATACGGCAAATCGGGAGAATAATAATTTGGAAGTTTTACGGTCTTTGACATTTCAGTAATGCCAATTAGTCCGCTGTTAATGTGATTTTGATTCAAATCGTCTATAACTAATATAAAATATTTTGGTCCATATAATTCGGGAATTGCTATTGCGTTGTTGCCAGCCTCTATAACATTGACAACAGGAACACGGAATCCTAAAACCCACCCAAGCGTTTGATTAATTGCCATAGACATTGCGCAAACAGAACCGCACGACAAATCTGCGCTAGGGTCAAAAAACGTTATGATAGTAGTTTCATCTATTGTTAACCCTTGATATTCTCCTCCCCATAAATTTAGAGTAATTTTGGAATTATTTGGATTATATATCACGGGAATATGAGTTATGTCTGTCCAAAGTATTCCAGCCGTTACGAGACTTATTGTTAATGCGTCAACCATAGATGTAATTGAATAATTTCCCGGTTCAATAGATATTTTAAGGCTGACAATAGGAATGCCTCCGTCACCTGTGAAAGTTATCCAAAAACAAGTGTTTCCATAAACAGTATCAATGGTGTACCAAGTGTAAGGAATAGAAAAAGAATAAAGTCTCAATGAAAGTACATTTAACAATGGTTCAGATAAATCCAAAGTGTAATCCGTGCCAGTTTCTGTTGGAGCAGCAGATTGACGATATTGACTATCCAATACAATAATTCTAGACGTAGTATTTTTAAGATTTGGATTTAATACATCTTGCGCTACCGGAACTGAGTAGGTATTATTTACACCCAAATGCTCGCGTTTCATTGGAACATGAGGATTATTATAAACGTCTATTTTTTGCTTTCTATCAGTATTTTTTCCACTTTGTTCTGGGTTAGATTGCTTCAACACCTGATTTTCAAACCAATCATCCGTTTGTCTAGCACTAGGTGTCTTTTCAAGTTCATTGTTATTGTCGTCTTCAAAATATTGCAACAAAGTATTCTGCATATCTTGAAAAAAATTAGACATTGCTTCATTGTTTTCAGACGTGAATTTTTCAATATAAAAATCCGTTTTTTGAATAATCTCTTCACTAGTTGGATCGTTTTCTAAATCCAAAATTGTAAGCAATTCTGGTATTGTATAGTTATCTATGTTTGTGTCGGGATTAGACATGTGTAATATTATATATACTATATTAGAATTATTTATATTGAAATAACCATGATTTCACACACTCTGCCTTTTCAACTATTTTCCTCTTGCATTGATATTATTCCCTTTTGAAAATGTTGTTTAAAGATGTTAATGAGCTCGTTTCGCGCATTTATTCCGTTGAATAATTTGTGCTTCAAAAGTTTTTCTGGAACAGTTGTAATTCCAGAACCACGCTTCATATGCGTCTTTTCTTTAAACAGTATGTGCTCCAGAGCTTTAACCAGATCTGGATTATAGTTCATTAAAACGCTGCGACTAATTCGGAAATCGCTAGCGTAAATGTAGCGGTTATAATTGCCAGTATCATAAACCCTATAGTATTTGTCACACTTAATAGTATTGTAGATGAGCCCAATTCCTTCAATCTTATTTGTAGAATTATTCATTTCCTGAATAAATACCAGATTTTTTGGTAATATTTTAGAAGATAATTGACAAGGGGATCCGTAAATGCACCCTATCACATTTTTTTCTCTGCGATATGAACAGTTTTCGTCCCAGGTTTGCTGATTAAACCGACTTGATGCAATTGTAATTGTAGTTTCCATGTTGATGTTTCTCTCATTTTATTTGCAATAATACGATTCAATTTTATTTTTAAAATATTTTGCATTTATTAATGGACGTAATTTCCAAAACATTTCACAATAAAAAATTAAAACGAATTGTTAACGTTTATCAGCTAAAATATACAAATGGCGTGGCTCAGGGGTTGGGAGATTATATAAGAGGATGTTTTTGCCTTTTGCAAATTTCTTCTCTCTTGGGATTAGAATTTGATATGGATTTAACTAACCACCCCATGTCAAAGTTTCTTCTTCAGGAAGAGAGTTGTGTAAAATACAATGCAAATTATGAAACGATTGCAAAATATGAAAATGTAAATTATGTCCCAATTAACGCAACGGTTTTTAAAAAAGATTCAATTAGATTTTTCAGAGAATTTATAAACGCGTTAAATTTGCTTGAACGTGACATTTTTTTTACATTTTGCAATAGTCTTCCAATATTTGACAATTATAAAGAGAGAGGTCGTCATTTTATACGCAGCAAACTGGCTCCGAATGAACTAATGCAGCAAAAGATTGATTCTGCTTTAATTGGTTTAACTTTGAAATCTAGGCAATTTGCGGTTATTCACATTCGGAGCGGCGATAAATATATGCTTAAAAATAATAGGTTGAATCCGTTTGTTCTGAAAAAGATAACAGGCATTCTAGCAAAAAATATGAAGCTAGGAACAAATTATTTAATTCTAAGCGACAACAATCAAATAAAAATTTTATTAAAAAAGATATTTCCTCAAGTTATCATTCAGATGACAAATATAGTTCACTTGGGAGAGTCTGCGAGTCCGAGTGATCAAGGTGTTATGGAAACCTTGTTAGATTTTTATATAATGTCAAACGCATTTCAAATCATTAGTTTCTCTCCCTATAATTGGGGGTCAGGGTTCAGTAAATGGTGCGCAACGTTGCACAATATACCATTTATTCAGTTTCAAGTATTAGACTATTTGAGTTAAAACACCATTCTTTTCAATTGTTGGTTAACTTGTGGTCCACCGACATATGTGTTATGGCTTCCATGAAAGTATTTGATTTTATCGGATTTTGAATACGAATTTGGATTGCAAAAATAAAACAATAATTCCCCCCACAATGGCAAGTCACCCCATCTAAAAATATAAATATAATTTGTCGTTTTTACCCTTTCAATATACTTTTGAGCTAGTGTATTTATTCTCAGACGAACAAGATTTAATCCTATGACGTTTGTATATGGCCCGGACGGATTATGGTGGACAATTGAATTGGTTTTTTTAACATTTTCTTTTATAAAGTCTTGAGTAAATTTGTTTAATCCACAAGTAACAAAATCTTGGTCTCTTGTCCAAGTTCCGTATATAGCTGTTTTATTTTGAAGATCAATAAATAATTCATGAATATTAAAATCTACAACACAGTCTTCATCTACGCGCAAAATCATGTCATATTCTTCCACAAACTTCCAAAAATCTACGAACCAAAATGAACACATGTGACGATAATTTAATCCAAATGCGCGAGTTGGTTCAAACGCGTGAATGTCCTTTTTTTCATCCTTAAATGCGTGTTCTTTAATGCACTTAAATATTATTCTAAGATTTGGTGTAAATTTGACTATATATTCTTGGTGTTGTGGCGATATATTTCCTTCGTGAAAAATGAGAATATCCGCGTCTTTAAGAGGTCCCAAATTTTTAGCAATTGAAATATTGCGTTTTACAAGTGTGTTATATTTGCGAATGTCCTGATAACCGCGCGTTAAAACTGCAACCGCAATTGTTTTTATAGATTGTGCTTCTTGCATATAAATTATACGTTTTAATAAAATGTATAATTTTACTTATTGTTTATTGTTTTACTCCAGAAGAACCTCCTTCACCTTGTCCTCTAGACACTGATACCTGGGCTTGTTCATCTGCTCTACGAGGATTGACCAAGGGGTGCAACCCTGAAGCGCATCCAGACCCTTCTCGCAGAAGAGGTTTAGAAGAGCAGGGCTAAACCCGGACATCATGCTCACGTTCCTTTGGGAAGAAAGGCACGGGAAGCCGCCGGTAGACCGCAAGTTCCAGAAGAGGATGTGAGGCGGCTTGAAAGGCTTACCCCAGATCCTGATGCCAGTCTCAGCATACTTTGTCTCCATAGACTGGTAGAATGACTCCATGTTATCAGGCACTCCAATGTTTGGAGCGTCAATCTGCATGTCCGAGAAGATGGCAAGAATCATACCCTCAACCTGGTCAGGCGTCAACTTCTTCTCAACAATGGCGTCAAGAATGCGGTCAAAGGCGCCGTGGAAGTTGGTGGAGTAACCAACCTCACCATTCTGAAGAACGCGAATCATGTCCACGAAATTGGTGCATCCGTCCAAGTTGTGCCACGTGGGATTTGTGCTGAAAGACATAACACGCTTGCCAAGGATGGACTTCTCTGCAACACGGCAGCCTAGGGCCATTGCACAGTCAATGGGGTCGCCGGCCATGGAACCAGAAAAGTCCAACATGGCGACCATCGGACCAAGCGCGCTATTTTGAGTGGCATTGTTGCACCACTGTGAGTTAAGAAGGTCAATCTCAGTCTGGACGTCCTCGGTTGGCGTTCCACGTTGGGACCGGTTGATGAGGTCGCGAGCCTGAACGGTAAAGGTATTCAGACCCATGCGCTTACCCTTCATCTCCACCTCGCCGGCGGCGGCCTTCTT